GAATTGTTCATCTCCAAAATGAGGGCGTCTTGCTGCTCAGGTGTCAGCTTGTCGAACTCGCTCAGGGCCGTCTGGGGAGACATTGCACCTGCGGCAAAGCCGGGGCCAACGGGTGATCCAGGGAGGCGCACCTTTTGATTGGGTGCGGGGGGGATCGTTTGTGGCTCGTCATCTCCAGCCGCCGCGCTTTTCGCATCGTAGCCTTTGAAATACTTGCCCTTCACCCGCTCGCCGATCTTCTCGGGCCAGTCAGGCGAATTGAGAATTGGGTCATTTTTCATCTCCGCAAGCGCAATTTCGTCTTCGCAGAGTCCGAGGAAATTGGAATCGGGGTCGGTGATGAGGTCGGAGAACGCGAGCGTGGCGCTCTCTTGGCTGGCGGCCTGAGCGGCGTTCCACTCTTTCGCCGCCGCTTCGTAGGCCACCGCTTCGCGCTGTGCCTCTTTCAGCTCAACCTTGGCGTCCATGTATTCCTCGAAAATGGCATCGGCGTTGGGATCGTAGTTGGCTTTCGCGGCGGTGTGCTTGGCCTTCAAGTCGTTAGCCTTGGTCGTGAGTTCTTCGACCTTCACCGCAGCAGGCGATGGCGTGGGCGGTTCTGGCGCGGCGGCAGGAGCAGCGGGGGCCGCAGGAGTCGCAGGCGCGGCAGCCGGGGCGGTAAGCACGCCAAAAACCTTGGCCTGCGCTTCCTCAAACGTCATCGAGCCATCACGAGCAAGGTTGATCGCTTGAATCAGCTTGGAGGCCGTTTCGGCAGGAAGGCTTTTCAGCGAGACGCGAGCGGCGGGTTTGTTGTCTGGCGCGGCTGGAGTGCCATCGGTGGACAAGGGCGCGGCTGGAGCGGCGGGCGCTTTGTCGGCGGGTTTGTCATTCGCAAGCCCAAGCGCCGAGCGCACGCGGTTGGTGTCGCCGCTCTCCAAGTCTGCCATTTGGGCATCGGTCATCTTGGAGACATCGAGGCTTGCAATCGCTTCCTCCAGTGTCGGAGCGGTCCCTTTGGGCGTATCGGCAGCGGCGGGGGCGGCAGGCGTTGCAGGAGCGGCGGGAGTTTCCACCGCAGGGGCGGCGGCTGGCGTGGTCGGGGCGATGTCGTCGGGCATGGTGGTTTCTGGTATTGGGTGACAGTTTCTAATGTCAATTTTGAATTTGCTTGCTTTCAGTGTCTTGATTATGCTTGCATTATTCGCAGGGGCGGACAGGATGTCGCATGACCACCATTGAAGACATCAAACAGCAAGTTCGCGAGATCATCGAACTTGCCGACAAGGCCACGCAGAAAGAATGGCACGCGGTCGAGCTAACCGTTTACGCCGATTCCGGCGAGGTGGCTTGCACTGCAACGACTGGTAGAACAGTCGAGGATGATCGTCACAATGCCCACTTCATCACCGCTTGCCGCAACCTCACGCCCAAGATGGCTAGGGCGTTGCTCATGGCGATTGAAAATCTGGAACTGATTCACGAAAGCTCACCTATGGGCGAATATGCTGCATGGGACGCACTCGAAACCATCCGCCGCGAGTGGGATGTACAGCTATGACCAAACTGCCGCCCATACCACCGAATCAAGGGCTGAACTTCTACCCGTGGTTTGAGCCGATCACCGCAATATCGGACGCCATCGCCCGTTGGAACAAAGGCCAGCGCCCGAAGCCGGAAGAACCCACCCAATGGCCCAAACTCCGCGACTTTTGCCAAGCCCACCCATGAACACACACATCTGCCCCCTCGTGCTCGCCCTCGTGGCGATGCTCTCCACCGCCCAGGCTGAAACGCCCGCCCAAATCGCCGCCGACTACCGCGCCAAAGCCGAGCAGGCTACGGAACGGCTCAACAAAACGCTCGATACCGAAGCGGCCAAGATTTCCGCCACGCTCTTGAGCCTTGGCGATGCTCCTGCGGTCGAGAAGCTGGCCGAGCAGGTCAAGGCGAAGCAGGCCGGTGAAGCGGTCGCGCAGCCCGTGAGTCAGGCCGCGCAACTCTTCGCCTCCTACGATGCCGCCCGCATCAAAGCTCTCGCGCCCGTCAGGGAATCGACGCTCCGACGCATCGAGGCCACGCTATCAAGCAGCGAGGGCCAGAAAACGGAGATCGTGGCAGAGCTGGCAAAGCTCAAGACCGACGTCGAGGCGGGGAAACGGCCACCAGAAACCCCAATTATACCTCGCCGGTGGACTTATCACGGCAAACCCGACAGCACGTCTAAAATCGCTGAGGCTCTATTCAATCCAGATGGAACCATGGAGTTTCACGACCGTGGCACCATTACCAAAGGCACTTGGAAGCCAAATCAGAAGGGGGACAAAATTACGATTCGGATATCCAAAGAAGAATGGCTGATGTGCCTGATTGAATCCAACCTCGCTACGCTAGATCTCCCCGAGGTTGGACGCAGGTATCTCAAAGTCGCGACTTCACAGTAAAACAACCCGACCGGAGGAAACCAAATCTTGAAAAAAGCGCGACTCGACTTGCCCGTCGTGAGACGCGTCCCCAGCAATCCCATGATCGGTATCCCAATAATGGGCAATTGTGCCCGCGAAATGATCAAAGCCCACAGCGTGCAAAACGTGAACTCCAACAATTTCCGCTAAATACGCGATCACCAGCAGGCCAGACGAAGGTTTGATCCGCCTGCGGCTATCGGTTCTAAATCCCGTCATCCACTGCGCTCTTTGGCACAAGGCTTCTGTCACCTCGCGTCGGTAATGGTCCGGCACATCATGCACGTTAGACGCCACCCCAACCAACGCACCTTCATTGATGGACAAGCACTCATCATGGCGGATGCCATCTTTCCCTGCTAAAGGCGTGGCGGACCAAAGAGTCGTGCGAGAGCCGACCCACCGCTCAAAACCTGCAGTCGCAAAACGATTGAACCGAACGATGTGATCAAATTCATCAATCATTTTCCCACGGGTGGATTGAAATACCGACGGACCATTGCCAACAAGCACCACGGAGTCCCCCGGCTTTATCGGCAACCTTCGCTGCCAGACACCCGTTAAAAACTTGCCCACCTTCACCAATTTTGCCCCGCCAGCTCGCATGATTTGGGAGATCCACCACTGCTCACTATGGACAGTTGGATGCAGGCCTTGTCCTTTCCACCGGCATTTAGAGGGAGCATAAGAAATCGAGAATACAAAGCGGGCACTCACCCGCGCCATCTCCAGCAAAGCCACCTCAACTTCCGCTGGCAACAGATGCTCCAAGCAATCGAACGACGTCAAAACATCAAATTCCTGGTCAGCAAAAGGTAGAGAGGTCGCAGCGGCTTTAATGTCAGCGCCAGGACAGGCAAAATCGACGCCAACGGCCCGAATGCTGAATTTCTGCCGGATAGCTTGGCAATATTCGTTAAAACCACAACCCACGTCCACCAATGAACGAGGTTGCCATTTCTCAAGAAAAGCAATCGAACGCGCACCATGGTTGCTATGCCCGTAACCAGGCAGTCCTTCGGAGCCATAGATCCCCAAGTATTTATCGAGTTCGTTCATAATCTAATGATCTTTTCCCCCAGTTCGTCCAGCAATTCCGCTTCGGCATCGCCAGCCATCTCAGGCGGACGTCCGTAGCCTCGTGGGTTGTAATAATGGTGTTGGTTGCTGAAGTCTTTGCGAAAATGATCGAACCCGGCCAGCGTCACCTGTTCCAACCCAACCACATTGAGCAGCCACATTGTGACCACGAAACCGCTACTAATGCTGCACGGGCGTTTTGCCTGATTTTTCAGCCGTTCCCACTGTTCATTGTAGAACGCCTTCGGAATGCGATAAATCTCCTGGGGCTGATAAGCAGGCTCGCCGCGTTCCCCATAGACAAAGATCATGCGCTCCGGCCTCACATCCTCGTCGCCAGGAAGATAGCCATGTCCAAACGTGCTCCAGAGCGTCGTGCGCGTCCCTGTGTGAACTTCAAAACCTCGCAGTTTGAATCGATTGAACCTCACCACCTCATCAAAAGCGTCAATGTCGTTGCCCTTGGCAGCCGCCAGCAACGAGGGACCATTCCCGACCAAAACGACCCTGGCCGTGGAAGGTAGATCCAATGGAATGACCGGATGTATCATGGGGGAGGATGGGGATGGGGGTGAGGAGGTGGAGGATGAGGGTGAGGATGAGGGTGAGGATGCGGGTGCGGGTGAGGATGCGGGTGCGGGTGAGGATGAGGGTGAGGATGCGGGTGCGGGTGAGGATGCGGGTGCGGGTGAGGATGCGGGTGAGGATGCGGGTGCGGGTGAGGATGCGGGTGCGGGTGAGGATGAGGGTGAGGATGAGGGTGAGGATGCGGGTGCGGGTGAGGATGCGGGTGCGGGTGAGGATGCGGGTGCGGGTCAGGATGCGGGTGCGGGTCAGGATGCGGGTGCGGGTGCGGGTCAGGAGGCGTCACCGGCACCCCCACACTCACCAGCCATCCGGTCCACAGACCACCCAGCGAGCTACCCGCAGGCGGAGGAACAGCCGGTTGCAACACGTTCGGCTTCCGCTCAATAGTCGGAAGCGGTGTCGCTTGATGAATCACATAGGGCTGGCTGATACCTTGGAAGGTGTGCGCCCCGTTGCCACTCATGGAGTGCGTGCCTTGCTCGAAAAGCGATACGGCTCGCCCGGCTTCGATCACGATTTCACCTCCCGATCGTCAATGGGTGGAAACGCCTTCACGACGATGCGATGCTGCAAGGTGCCGAGCACATTGTTGCGCGTGTCCTCGATGACGAAAGGTTCCCAATCCTCCATATCGGTCGGAGGGTATTCTTGGCGCACCAGATCGCCGCCGATTTCTTTGGTGGGCGTCCCAAAGCCGAAGACGACATTGCCAGTGGTGTACTGGTTCGTGACCACAACACCGGGATGCAGGCAGGACGGGAAGGAGCCTCGAACGCCATCCCATTCCCATGAAATCGAGTCTGGGATGGGTGCAAGATGGCGCTTTTTGGGAAATGGGCGCTCAGACAGGAAATGCTGAATGCGGAACAGGGTCGGGTATGATCCGCCAGGGCGGTGCCGATCTCGAAACAACGTGCCGCCAACGCTTTGAACATTCCCATCGGCCGACAGTGCGGAAACTGGAATGACGCCTTCCTCTGCCCACAGTTTGAGCAGCACCGTAGGCCACGGGAAAGGCCGCGTGACCCAGGTAGTTTCAAACGGTGTTCGGCGCTCCGCCGTTGTGCGTGTCTTGGCGAAGAAGAAGTTTCGCGTTTGGAATCCAGCCTTCGCGGCATGCACGAGCGTGTAGCCTTGCAGGCTCACCGGTACATTCTCGGCTTTCTTGATCCATCCCGGACAAGTCGCCCATGTGATGCGCTGGTTGATGAAATCAGGGATTTGGTCCGATGGATCTTCTTTGGCTGTGATCTTGAACGCCCGCTCCGTAGGTTTGGGCGTGTCGATCCAATCAAATGTAGAAGTAACGGGCATGGCGGTAGTTTAGTCGCTGTCTCGCGGCTGGCTTGACCGACCAATGACCAAATCCTTTCGGAACTCGTAGGTCAGGCCATTTGCGGACAGAAAGACGAGCCACGTTGTAGCTTTATCAAACTGGCGGGGAGTGATCCCGCCAACTTCATCGGAAAGGCGGCTTTTGACGTTGGATAGGTTCAGCGCCGTCATTGCTTCGCCGTCGTCCAAGAAACCGTTCGCGCTTGTGGCAGTAAATACGGCGATGCCGCCAATGGAGCCTGTGGAGAATGCTGGCGTGACCTTGCTTGAAGGGAAAATGTTCCGATAGGGGTCGCTTTTTTCATCGGTTTCGACTTCCGTGACGACTCCCGTCCATTCAGGCACAAAACCGTCTCCTCGACCACCTCTGAGGTAGATGTAAGTGTCAGTCGGTTGCGCCTGGATGTAGAAAAACAGCGAGTTTGCCCCATTGGTGCCGCTGCCGTTGGTCACAAGCACGCTGGCGACGCCCAAGCTACCCGCAGGAATCACACAAGTAATCTCCGTTGCGCTTACGACGGTCACATTCGTGGCCGCAACGCCCCCAAAGGTGACGCCCGTGGTGCCGGTGAAGTTTGTGCCGGTCAGAGTTGCCGTTTGGCCGCCCGCAATTGCGCCAATGCTGGGTGAGATGCCTGTGAGAGTAGGAGCTGGCATAAAGTGGTATTTGGTTAGCGGGTGGCTTGCGCATGCATGGCGTCGTAATTCCAGAAAGCGCCTGCGCAAAGCCAGCCTTCTTTCGAGAACTCTTCCATGACTTCGAGAGGCATTGATGCGCTGAGCGGCCAGTTCGCTTTGTAGCTGTTATTTTCAGCATCCCAATCCGTAGCGGCGGCTCTAGCATGCAGGCTGGGCAGGCTACCGCCCCGCATCGGGCGGTTGTTGTAGCATCCGGCGAATCGTTGCAATACCCAAGCGTGTGGACCTTTCGAGATGGCGACGAGCACCCGCTTCAAACTGGCGGCCACTTTTTTGTGGCAGCGGATGGTTTTGACGCGTTTGCCTTCGTAACGCACATCCAAGTCGCTGACATCGAGCGCGGTGTGTTGCGACTCATCACCGGGCTTGCCGTAAAACTTCGTCAGGCTGGTTTGATCGCTGGCGGGCCATGGATTCTTCGCAGGCATGAGCGAGCGCAAATACAGGCGGCACCTGTCCTGCGACTTCGGCCCCCAAAAGCCGTCCGGCGTGGCACCGATGCGCTTTTGCATGAAAATGATTTGATCGGTGGTCATGGAGTTAAAATAAGGCGCAGGGTTTCCTCGATGCGTTGCGGCTCAAACCACGTCGAGTGTCCAAAATCATGCTGGCTACGATCCCGTGTTTGATGCGGGAAACGTGCCGCCAACTCGGCACCTCGAAGCCCGAGCGAGCCGTAGCCCAACCTCATCCAACGAAGAATGCGTGAGGTGAAACTGGCAAATTTCAGCGCCTTGTCGTTTCGGCTCCCGTAGATGTAGAGCCGTGAGATGCGCAGATGTTCCAGCGCCTCCGCAAAGTCATTATCCTCCGCAGCCGGTGCGAAAAGGTGAACTTCGGGCACATACAAATGCCCAACCACACGGGCGATCAAATCGCAGCCGTTGCTATGGCCGATGAGAACCACGCGCCAGCCTTCATTGCGGTAGGTCGTGACACGCTCAATCAAATCCCGCGCCCGCTGTGACTGGCCCACACGTCGGAACGTCGCTGAACACTGGTACTCGAACTTTTCCGCCTTCACGTTGTTTGGCGTGCGCAGGTTCAGGAGCGTGCAGAGCCGATCCGTCCAGGCATGTTGGTCGTCCGGGTCGGTGCGGATGCCGTTGATGAGGATATAGACGGTATTCATCATATCATTCGCCTCCTCCTTTCGTGGCTCGAAATTCGAGGATGTTGATGCTTTTATCGTGCGCCAAGACCAGCCCGCGCATTTCCTCGGCGGCTTTTCGAGCCTGCTCGGCATTGCGTTTGGCTTCCTCGATGCCTCCCTTCACGTCATAGACCATACCAACAACGAAAGCCGTGCCAACCACCACGGCCAAGAAAACGCCGTAAAGCCACTTGAGCAGCGGCGAGAGGTTTTCCGCAATGGCTGCGGTGACAAGGTGAGTAAGGGTTTCGTCGCTCATAGGTCACAAAGCTGGCAGAGCAGCAAGAACAGCCGCCATAGCTTGCGCGGCTTGAGGGTTGAAGGCAGGGGACTCCGGCGTGACGAGAGGCCAGAAGGGACGTGTGACGGTTTCCGCGTGGCTATGCAGCAGCTCCTTGGTGTCAGAGCTACGCGGCACCCGCTCAAAGGTCAGCGTCGCGCTGTCGGCATCGTGCAGGTTTGCACAGCGGAAGTTGGTGTAAAACCACTCGTCAAAGGTGCGCTCAGGGACGGCGGGAATCGTGATGGGATTTTCAAGAGGAGAAGGCATGGTGGTGGTGAGGTGGAATTGGTTACTTTGCGACCCATCCGGTGTTGCCCGTGCCGCCGCTTTCTTTGACGTAAAACGTGGTGCCCGCGCCGCCATCTGTGTGGCGAAGGTAAACACTGCCCTGTTTCGCACTGATGACACCCTCCGGCGATCCACTACCGCCACGCACACTCACATCATCAGAGGCCCCAATGGACAACAAATTACCGCGAGCGAACACATTGCCAAAGATGGCATTGCCGCTGTTCTGGATGACATGACCTGCGCCTTGGAGAATGCCCGAGCTGTCGATATACCAGCGACGAATTCCACCCGTGGCAAAATCAATCTGGTTGTTGGCAGAGAAATACACCCCGCTATCGGTGTCAGGTCCAGTCAATGAGGGTGCAGCAGCGCTACCCGTTGGCAAGGATTGTGCCCCCGTGAAAGTATTTGCCCCCAACCCCGCAAACCGCACCGCTGCCGTGCCGCTGCTGCTGGCGATGACATTCCCGCCGAGATCATTGGCCGTGCCCGTGTTGGCGAGAGCCACACCGCTGCCGAGCACCGTGAGCCGTGAGTTCACCAGATGCACCGTGCCCGCATTGGTCAGTGCGTTGCCCGTGCCCGCCGCATCAAAGCGGCAGTTCGTGGCATGCAGCACACAGCCACTTGCCACATTGGCCCCAGGGCGATTTCCCGTCGTTCCCCATGGTAGTAGCTCGCAGCCAATGGCATGCACCACACTGGAACTGGCGAGCTGCAATCCAGCAGCGCCCACCGGGCCGCTCACGCGCACGCCTTCCAGAACCACATCTGTGCTGCCCGTGGTATACAAGGCTCCAGATCCGCTTTCATCCACCCAGGAATTCAGCACACGCACAAAGCTCTTCGCGTTCGAAGTGCCCGCCACGCTCTCGATGTTCAGCGAGAAATTGACGCAGTTCGCGAACACGGAATCGCTGACGAAAGCGCTCCCGCCAGCCGCCAAGGTCACACCATACGAAGCGGTCGATTCCACATAGACGCGCTCCAAGCTCGTGAAATAACCCAGCGCCTTAATCCCGTCCGTCATGCCATAAAGGAACTCGAGCCGCACATCCCGCACGGTTTCCATGAGGAATCCCGCGAGCTGGATAACGTTCTTGAACGTGGCCGACCATTGGAAATAACAGCCGTCCACCGCAAAGCCTTCGAGCCGCGTGTAATTGTTGTTACCGCCGGTGATCGCCAGCATCGAAGTCCCGGCCAAATCATGCGCCGGAGACGGATAAAAGATCGTGCTGCCACTGCCCGCGCCGAGCACCCCGCCGCTTTTCACGGGGGCGGCCTCGGTGAAATCAAACAGCACTTCATCGAAGATGTAGCCCCCCGCAGGCACCGTCACGAGGCCGCGAGGCTGCATTGCCATCGCCGCTGCATGCGCGGCCTGAATGGCTGCCGTGTCATTCGTGCCCCACACGAGATGCAGACCCGCCTCAGTGGATGTCGCCGCCACACTAACGGTGATTTCCGTGGCACTTACATAGGTGGCGATGGTGCCAAGTGGCACCGCCAGCGCCTTCGTGGAAGTCTTCACGCCCCAGATCACTTTCCCTACATCGTCCGCCGTAAACAGTCCGCTGGCACTCGTCACCGTCGTGCTGCCATTCGTGCTGGCACCATCGGTGACTTTTTTCGCGTCGCCTTTGGCTCCATAGGCGCTATCCTTGACGTTGATGCCCATTCCTGCCGACGTGGCACCTGCCGCCAAAGAGCGCACAGCCTCCAAAATGCAGAGCGCATCCCCGCCCGCTTGCCGGATTGCCTCGCGGGCATTCGCAGGCTTCACGCTGCCAGCGTCGATGAGATCGAGCAGTTTGGTTACGGATGGACTCATGGCAGTGCGAGGTTGAGGAGGATAAAGGTCAAGCCTCCCGCCTGCTGAATCGCTTCGTCAGCGTTTTGCGGCGTGATGTCGCCTGCGTCCAGCATAGCGAGAAGTTCGGCGACCTTGGGGTTCATGGCGGGAAGGCGTGAGAATTACTTGTGCATCACGAGCGCAAAAGCAGCGCGGGCGCTTTGATTCGTGATCGTGACGAGGAAGTCGTTGCCGGACTCTCGATGGACAAAGTAATCGGTGTTCTCGACCAGGGCCGTCATGTCATGCGTGCCGGTGTTGGCCTTCGTGATGCCGAGAACGCTCCGAACCGTGCCGGGGCCGTCGATGAGATCCACGCCTAGCGTTAGCTCCTCGGTGGCATCCCATTTGTAAGCGCCGTCGATCCATAGATTGAACGCACCCTTGGCGGCTCCAGCGGTCGAGAGGGCGAGCTTGACGTTTGTCACGGCGTCGCCAGTGCCACCCGTGAGGCCCGAGATGTCGAACTCGACCCATTGCCATTTGTTCACCGTCGAGACGGCTGGCATGTCAAAACTCACATCGCCGGTTGAATCCACGGTTTTGAGGCACACGTCACCAGCTACTAGAACAATGCTGGACCTGACCCATAGGCCGACGCTTTCCTGAGCCTCCCAATTCTCGGAACTAAAGGCCGTGAACTTGGCACCATCGCCAGCAACGGCAGCGTCAGTGAACGGCAGTTTCAGGCTATTGGACCCGATTCGAGCAATGGTTGCGTCATTGGCCGGAGTCGGATCAGCGGTGCCGCCTCCGATGGCCGACCATTCACCGGCAGGCGTATCGTCCATCAATGCCTTCGTTTTGGTCGAGGCTGTGCCGTCCGTCATGGTCGCAAAGGGGATCATGGCCGCGTTTACGATGCCCGTGATGGTCGAGGTAGCGCCCAGGTTGCCGCCCGTAGCGTCACCGGCCTGCACGGCATCACCCACGATGGCGGGAGCGTTCAGGGTGGCACTGGAAATGGTGACGGTGCCCGAGTAGGCGTTGACCTTCACATTGCCGTTTTTGTCCGTGAGAGCGTAGGCAGAGACGCTTTGCACGGCGTCCACGCTGGGATTGTCGCTGCCAGCAACGGCTTTCACTTTCTGGTCGATAGAAGCGGCGACGGCGAGGCCCGCGACGGCGAGCAAGGATACTAGGATATGCTTTTTCATGGTATTTACTGCGGTGTGGTTTGAGGAGGAGCGGGTGTCTGAGGCAAGTTTTGCTCAAGTGCGAGCAGCCCTTGGAGCCTTTGAGCTTGTTCGGGTGACAAAAGCGAAATGCAATCTTCAATTTGCGCCACGGCCTGCCGGACAATCTCGTCGGCTTGGTCGAAGTCGAGCGCCTTGATGGCTTGGAGAAAAAGAGGACGAACGGCGGGTTTTTCCGCCTCGGGCACGGCGAGCCATTGCGCGATCAGGCCGCTTGCCACCTGCGCACCTTCGAGCTTCGTTTGGTTCTGCTCCTGAGTGAGTAGCATCCGCACGTCGATGTCGAGATCGTTGACTTGCTTGGGCGTGATGGTGATGAGCTGCTGGTTTCGCCCTTCACCCCACACAAATGCCTCCTCGCGGTCGAAATTGGAATAGTGGAGCTTCACCGCGTAGCTGAATGCCCGTCCCTTGGCGCGGCGCATGCGGCGAATGGGCTTCTTCAAAAGCACGGCGGCACGGCTCATCAGAGAGCGGATGCCGGTTGCGGTGTTTGACTCTGGAATGCCGGACATATCGCCCTGGCTGGCCGAAGTGATGCCGGAACGCAGTTGGGCAAGCTGCATACCAATCTGCATCAGCTCCATGCTGCGGCTGTCGGCATCGGGGAGGCTGAACGTCTCGATGGCGTCCGCCAGTTTGTTGTCGCCTTTGAGATGGACGGACACATTTGGCTTGAGCACGAACTCCTCTGTGTCTTCGTCACGATCCATTTTATCGAGGTGCAGCCCCACGATGGGGTTGGCGTGCATCGCGTTTCGGAAACTGACCTGATTCCAAAGGTTGTCGGTGCCCGTCTGGAGGTAGGCATACTTGGCAAAGAACCCACGGCCATAGGAGCGATGCGGCACCGGCTCCCAGACTTCGCACTTCACAGGCAATTCTGCCTTGGGGGAGATGTTGGCGAGGTAATCCGCCCAAATGATCCAGTCCTCGCCAGTAGGCGGGAACACGATGCACATGCGGACTTCTTGTCCTGTGCCGGTCGCGTCGGCGCGGATATACCCCTCGATGAGCCGCACGCGGGTATTGAGCAGCTTTTCGGCTTCCTCCTCGCCCAATTCTTCCGTTTCGGTAAAGGTGGTCGTGGCCGTGGTGTCGTTGCGCTTTTCCTGCTGATGCTCTTGGGCGGCAACTTTGGCACCTGCCACCTGCGCCAGTTTGATAGCGTCCTCTTTGGACAGCTTGAAGCGGCGCATGGCCTCAAAAACGCTCATCTCCACCGAGATATAGACAGACGTGTAGCGAAGATCGAGTTCGGGGGCGTCCTCGCGGAACGAGATGTCGTTGAAGTGGATGGGGAGCACTTCGACGCCCTGGCGGATGACGGTCTGCTGCTTCGTGAAGGCGTCCTTCCACTCCTTTTTGCCTTTGAGAGGGCCAAGAGTAGCCGCTTGCTCGTCGGTGGTGACGTATTGGCCGTTCTGGTCCGTCACGGGCTTCCCATTGACGTGCAGGCATGGGACAACTGACTCGCTTTCGTCGGTGTCGATGCAGTAGAGCGTCTTGTGGTAGCATTCCCCGAGCGTGACGGCTTGGTCGATGCCCTGGCAGTGCGTATCCACCATGCGACCGTCGCGGAACGACCATTGCAGATGCTTTTGCACCTGCTCGGCAAGATCTGGATCTGAGCGACCCACGGGAATAGCTGCAAACCATGGATCGCCGCCGTAAATGTCCTGCTCGGCCTGAGCGGCGGCAAATTCGGCCAGACTTGCCACGATGTTGATGGACTCGTTCGCGACCTCAAAGACGGATGACGGGTCTTCGTCTTCCTGCTCTTTGCGAGCGGCGGCACGATGGTCGAAAATGTCCTGCGCTTCCTGCGCCCACTTGATGCGATTTGCACGCCAAGTGATGAGGCTGGCGTCATAGGCTTGTTTTTGCGTCCGTGCCCATTGAACCAGACGCACGGCCCGCGACCCGTCTCCTGCTGCCAAGCGATCCTCCAAAGGAGTCTTGGTCTTTTTGCGCTGCAATGCCGACTTAGCGCGGAGAGCGGCTAATTCGGGATCTGGAGTGGCTGGCGGTGCGACGAGTGGCATGAAAGTGTGTGTCCGCTGCTGCGGCATGTACACCTTTCGAGTTCTTCACTGCGTCGGGCTGGAGTTGGGAAATTAGTTGCGTGCGTAAGTGGCGGGTGCTGGTCGTTTGCTCAAAAGGCCGCTAATTTTGGCGGCCAAACCTTTTGGATTTCTGGCTGCCTGTTTGTCGAGCGCCATTGATCCAATTTTTGCAAGAGGAACAACAGGCGCTAACGTCTGGCTAATTTTGACGATTGGATCGTCCAAAAACGCAACGGGCTTCGATCCGAGCGGGTTCATCCGGGCGGAGAGTCCTTGCGGGTTCTTGATGGCCTGCGCTTGAGCGGCGGAAATCCTCGGTGGTGTAGTGCTGGACTTTACAACGCTGGGAGACTGTGAACTGTTTCCCGGTGCCTTTGTCGGCATCGGTCGGCTCCTCGCAATTCCAAACGCGGAACCAGATTGTGCGCCGGTTGGCCGCATTGGAGCGGAAGGAGTAACGGAAGGGGTAGGAGCCGTAGGGCGTGTCATCATTGGGCCTTGGGAGGCCTGAGACAGTCGGGCGGCGTCTTGGAGCGCCTGAGCACGCTTTTCAAGTGTTGGTGCCCCAGGTCCAGACATTGTCGTTGGTTTGACGGCGGCAACGGGTGATGCTGGAGCAGGGCGCGAGGGAAAAGCCGCAGGTGCCGTTGATCGCGAGGCCGCCATGCGTTGAGGGCTGGACATCCATTCGCCATTTCCGGCCTTGAAAGCTGGAGCGACGCCAGAAACAGGTTTCTCGACTTGCCGCCCGCCTGCATAGGAGGCTTTGAAAGCGCCCATACTCTTACCGTCGAAGGTTGGCGGCTGGCGAGGTTTGCCGATTTGGGCGGGGGCAGGTTTTGGCGTGGTTGATGCTGGAGCAGGCGCGGCAGGAGCGGACGGCATGGCGACTCCGCCCGTTGGACTCGGAGCACGAGGCCCGATGATGCCCTGCTCGTTCATGAAGCTGCTCTTATTGGCCGCATTGAAGGTGTTACGCTTGGCATCAAAGGTGCCATCAGCCCGAGCGGCGGCGATGTTGTCGGCCCTTGTCGGCATAGGCATTGCACGCGGTTGGCCGATCATCGTTGGCGGCACATCACTCGCCGCAGTGCCGCGACGCTTGGAGCTTGGAATCTGCCTCACGGGCCGTCCGGCGATGGAATTGGGGGTGTAGGAGCCGATCATGTGGGGCCAATTGGGTGACGAAGGGAGTTTTGCAACATGGTTTTGTGGTGTGGTCTGGTAGTTCAAAGCACAATCAGCGCCGCATCGCTCGCGTAAAAGCGATGTCACGATAGACCGCCTGAACCTTTGAGATCACGTCTTTGATGGTTTCCACATCGGCTTCGGTAAGGTCGCGTCCGGTGTAGCGTCCACCGATGGCAGCACGAGCCGCAATTCCCGCCTTGGTGATGAACTCAGCATATTCGGCATCGTTCAGGCTGACTTTCACGACCTTGCCCGCGATAGTTCGCTGAATCTCCCGGCTCGGTGCCGCGACACCAAACGGTTCATCGTGCGTCATGTTGTAGCGGAGCAAGGCCCGGTCGAGCGGATCGACATTATCAGCGTCCCGCGTTTCCACCGGGGAGAGTAGGCGCAGGAGCCAATCAGTCGTTGGCTGCCCTGTGCCAGTGTTCTTGGCAGCTTCGCGGCCCCACACGTCAAAAGCGGGCATGGGCGCAATCGGGTTGTCAGGCAGCACGCCACCATTCCAGCCCTTCGGATAGACGCCGAAGCCGACGCGGCGGCCAAGCGACTCCCAAAAGCCCATGTCGTTCGGGAGGTCGTTTTCGCGGAACACGTCATCCCCGGTGCGGATGGGCTGGCGGATCAAGTTCGGAATGAAGCCAATCGCGATGTTGGTCGCCCATTTGGTGCCGAATCGTTCCGGGTCCGTCGCGGCGTTCACGAGGTCTGACACCCCTTGCAGGAACGTCTTGTCCTGCATGTTGCGCAGCATCCCGAGGCCGATGTTTCCCCAGGCTTCATCCATCGGCTTGCCAGACTGCATTTCCTTGATGGCATCAACCGTGAAGGCCAACGCGGACGCGAATGGATCGAGGCGCTTGTAGGAGTACCATTGCCCACCAATGCGGATGGACTGCGGCGGGGCCGTCCGGTAGGCGATTTCGCGCTCGCCGGGCGATGTGGAGCGCCACGGAATCGTGCCGGTGATGAACGGAAGCTCCTCGTCGTCATCGCCGGGCTTCACGAGTTCGGACAGGCCGATGATGAATCCCCAGGCGACGATCTGGTTCGTGAGGTCATCGAGAGCACGGGCGGCGTTGTAGATGCGCTCTGCCTCCTCGACGTTGCCTTGCTTGCGGCGGATGAGCGAGCGAGTCGCGTCCACGAGGGCCAGCAAACCACCGACCGGCGACATCGTGACCCCCTGCTTGAAGATGTTAGTCGGCGTATCGACAAACGGAAAGGTGAAGTGGGACAAGCCTTTGAGGAACTTGCCGAAGTCGCCCTTTTTGGTCCTGCTGATGAGTGTTGCCAGCCCGTCCACGGTGCTGTCGATCGACGAGGTTCCGCTGCCGATTTCGGTCTGGAATGTGATCTTCTTGGCCTGTGCGAGTGATCGCTCCCACGCAAGACTTCCCGGCTCCAAGAGTTCCGAGATGGCTTTCGCAAGTTCGAGGCCGCTTTTGCCTTCTTGGCGGGCAATCTGTCGAGCCTGTGCCGCGACCTCCACGCGAGTGAAGAACGACTTCACAAACTCGTCAGCGGCTCCCATGAGCCGGAACGAGATCCCGCGCATGACCTTCCCCAAGGTTCCCTTGAGCGCCGGGCTGAACGATTCCTTGAAAAGCGCCCCGTTCTCGTCGGTGAGCTGGAGCGCATAGGCGTCAAAGACTCGTGTTTCGGACTTCCACGCCTTGATGGAGTCCAAAAAGGCGGCGCGGATCGCTGGAAGGGTCGCGGCAATCATGGCCGGGATGTCGGCAAGGCTCGCAGCGTCGGGCTTCATGCCGAACATGCGGGCGATGTCGGCCTGTGCGCCGGTCGCGAGCTTCTTGAACGTGGCCTCATAGGTGCCGTAGGTGAGACCGGAAACGACGTTGACGACGTGCGTTTGCGGCCCGGAGAGGATCGACGCACGCCAGAACTCGCTTCC